CTAACTTTTATGGAGGTTAAACTTAATGAAACCATTTGGACCACGCGTACGAACTCGGGATAGTTCCCTTAGGGGCCCTATTCCTCCGTTCGGAACGTACCGAGAGATTTACCCTTGGGGCGATGTCGCTCTTACACAGGTTATTCCTGCGCATGAAGACACCGCCTCGCTGGATTATACTAGGACCTGGGATTCTACGAATCCTGGACCCCCGTATGTTTCTGGCGGTGCGTTCACTAATTTACGCGTGATACGTCCTATTCGCGAACGTAAGGGTGGGGGAACACAGATTCTCATGCCGTCCGTCGAAACGGCTAACATGAAATGTGTGTATGAAGGACAAGGCTTTGCCTTGCCCGACTGCAGTCACGACAACATGCCGGATATTTCTGAACTTTTTCAGACTCCTGGCATAGAGCCGCCTGTGGCAACCCCTCTTATCCCGACAATGGTTCCATATCTTGCGGGGGCTTATGATAGCATTCGCCCTAAACTTAATAAAGCCGGATTGGCTGTCTTTCTGGCGGAAGCCAGAGACATTCCAAAAATGTTGCGCACTAGCGCCGAGGGATTCCATGATATATGGAAATCACTTGGTGGCAAGGCGGACACTCCGTTCATGCAGCCTAAAAAGCTGGCTGATCACTTTATTAATCACAACTTCGGTTGGGTACCGTTCATAAACGACGTGAAGCAGTTAAGCGACACGTACGATAAATCCCAAGTGTACATTGACCAAATTACTAAGGACAATGGACAATGGGTTAAACGGTCTCGCAAGATCCGACATACAGAGACACGCGATCGAATTTACACAGGCGACTGGATTGGGTGTCAACCCAACGATTTCGTCTTGTGGAAGTTCTTTCGAAATCCGTGTTTCAACTCTTTGGGCAATCCGTCTCAAAACGGATCTTTCGACGTATACGATTCCGTAGTTACGGACGTATGGGCCGAAGGTTCGTTTAAGTACTATCGCCCGGAGTTCGACGATTCCATGCGGTCCCATCATGGGGCCTTTATGACTGCAAGGCGTCTTTCGACGCTTTACGGTCTTAATGTGAATCCGTCTGTATTATGGAAAGCTTATCCCTGGACATGGGCCGTCGACTGGTTTGCGAATGTTGGCTCGGTTATTGACCGCGCCTCTTCGTGGGCCTTAGACGGCATGGTGTCTCAGTATGCGTTTGCCATGATGCATCAGAAACACGAAATAACAAGTGAACACTTGTTAAATTGGAAATCTGGTGCTCAAATGCTTGTATGGACTCGTGTCCTAGAAAGCAAGCAACGGCAAGCCGCAAGTCCATATGGGTTCGGCCTTGTCACGGACGATTTAAGTCCGCGGCAATTAGCTATCTTAGCTGCTCTCGGGATATCCCGAAAGTGGCCGAGATAATCACTCTACTACCTCAGATCGGTTATCTGGGAGGGATCCCAGGTGACTTGTAGTAGTCAACTATCCACTTTCTCAATGGAGGTCAACTTCTATGCTTACCGATCCACAAATTATTACCTTAAATTCTGTAGCGAAATCGATGCCCCGTATACAGATAGGTGACCGCAAGGCCATCTATTCGTTAGCGGATGAGACATTGTCTTTGACAATTGCTCATACTAGTGCGAATAAACGTATTCGTACTATGTCACGCGTCGATCAGCTCGCCATCGTCGCCGATCCGATCACTAGTGTGAACGATACGGAGACTTTGACGTATTACGTTGTACTCGATCGACCCCAATTTGGGTTCTCTCTCGTACAATGTCAACAGTTAATAACCGGTCATAAGACCTGGTTAACAGACGCGATGGTCGCGCAATTGTACGGGCAAGAGTCATAAACTCTTCTCCGTCCAAGCGTCCTTCGATTTCAGTCCTTGAGTAGGGGATTGAGATTTACAACCTCTAATCCTACTCTTTAATGGTCTGAATGTTCTTGACTATTATTGTCGAGAACTGTCTGGGGTAATTTAATTTGCCTGTTTCAACTTAGCAGTGCAAAGTTGCAAAACTTTTGTTGTACAGGTGGTAGGCTGTAGAAGCTTGATAGCTGGCCCCCGTTTTAGGAGGTAGCTATGAAAAGCATCGATCGGAGAGAGATCTCCGAGAGTGACTACCTAGAGATGGCAGAAGCAGTCTATATAGACGCAACTGCCAAGTGCATCGCTGATGTCTCTGATTTACGTGATCTTAAAACTATTAGATCACGGGTTGAAAGCGAAGGTTTTTCGTTTTTAACGATCACCCTTCCGGCCTTTTGCGATGACTTCGAAAGAAGTCTAGCTTCGGGCTCCATTGACCCAACAGCTTTTCGGAATTTCCGAAAGACTGGAGCAATCCCTGCATTTTTGCAAGGTATGCTCGGTCAGATTTTCAACCGAGAGACAGGGAGTATGTATGAACAAAATTCAATTTATTGTAGCGATTCTTCCACCGTTATTGATAGCGTTAGACAGGTTTGTCTCGTTTTCAAGAAAGTGGAAGCTGTATGCAGCCCTCAACGGGTTGCAAACACGCTCTCGAATTTTGCTCGGATTGAGCAATCGTTTGAGTCGTTTTCAGTACCTATGGAGGCCATACACGATTTTCGCGTTGTGGCTTCTGTTCTGTGGACTACTATCGTTGCTAATATTAGCCTCGATGTGTTGGTTCCACGGCACGGACCAGGTACAACTGCTGAGCGTATTACCGGAAACGGTAAGTACGCCTGGCAGTATTGGTACGACCGTTTGGAGCCTTTCTTCCCTCTTATCAATAGCGCTTTTTCTATTGGCGCGTTTGAGTCAGAGGAGCTCCAATTAGTTACGATCGTTAAACCAGAAGAAGAATTACCCGTTAGGGTAGTTCTTGTTCCGAAAACGCTCAAAGGACCAAGGGTAATTGCAATTGAACCTTGCTGTGTACAGTATACCCAGCAAGCGATCCGAAGTGCGATTTATCGCGCTATCGAATCTTCTGATATCACAGGAGGTCATGTGAACTTCACTGACCGTACTATGAATCAGACACTCGCAATTTCCTCGTCTCGCGATGGTCAATTAGCAACGATTGATCTCTCTGATGCTAGTGATCGCGTTCCGCGTGATCTAGCCTTAGAGATGTTTCGTTCAAATCCTGATCTTCAGGATGCGATCGACGCATGTCGCTCGACGAAAGCAGAGCTTCCAGACGGTACCATTATAGGTCCGTTAAAGAAGTTTGCTTCGATGGGTAGTGCTCTTTGTTTCCCGGTAGAGTCAATGTATTTCTACACTATATGTGTAGTGGCTCTAGTCCGGGCACAAAAACTCCCTGTAACACGCTCAAACATCTTGGATGCTTGTAGACGTGTTTATGTATATGGTGACGATATTATCGTCCCCAGTGCATATGCGATCGCTGTTCTCGATTACCTACAAAAATACAATTGTAAGGTAAACATGTCTAAGACTTTCCTGACCGGAAGGTTCAGAGAGTCTTGTGGCATGGACGCCTACGATGGCGAACCGGTTACACCGGTTTATCTTCGTAAAGGACGTCCGAAGAACAGGCAGCAAGCTGCAGAACTGATCTCATGGGTGGCTACCGCCAACCTCTTCTACCTGAAGGGTTATTGGCATACCGCCCAGTTCATGTTTAAAACATGTGAACGAATTATAGGGCCTTTGCCTTATGTTTC